TCAAGATATTCGGGCTCCATGCTAAGGGTTGGGTCTGAGTCGCCCTGAAGCTCCTGCATGGATTCCAGTACGATATCAGACATACTTGCGCTGCCTGCTTTTGGGTCGATAGTCGTGGCCATGGTAGTCTCCTTTGTTGGTGTACCATGGCTTGTTTTACCGAGGAACTACCCGTAAGTCAATCCGAATTATTGCGCCGGAGGGGGAGTCGTCGGCGGGACGCCTCCTCCTCCCAGCATAGCCGCGAGGGGGTTAGCCTCGGCCCCGCCTGCCTGGCTTTGAGCTGCCATCTCTTCGCGTTCCTTAATGTGTCTGTCAACCAGAGCTTTATCCGCTTCAGGAAGCGCGTCGTACTCGGCAGACATCACATACGTGTAGGCTTCCTCGAGCATTGCCTTGTGTTCCTGCAGCTCGCGTGGGACGATGTAGACCTGGTTGGCAATCATGCGCTCGAATATTTCTCGCTGTCTTATCGCCGCTAATTGCGTTCTATCTACCAGGGAGTCAAGCTCGTTGAGTTTGAGCATGCCAAGGATTGCTCTGGCTGTAAGTCCCGCCTCTTTTAAGAGAGGAATCATTTGGTAGATTTCCTGACGACGTGCCATTGGGTCGAGGGAGAAGCTTGTACCGTATTCCACGACAAGGTCGAATCCGCCTTGGATGTCTGCGCCTTGCAAGTCCACGGTTTCGAATGCTCGCTCTTTGCCGAGCACTTTGATAGTCTTAGGGGTCTTCCAGTTCTCCCTAACAATTGAGAGGTAGTCCTTGTAGATAGCCTCGACAAAGCCTACATACTTGTTGAAGAGACGACGGCGAATCATATTGGATTGCTCGACCGCGTACTGCATCGAGAAGCCAGACGTTTCTCTGGACTGCTGACCCATGAGTGCTTCGGTGATGCCCATGATATCGTCGAGGTTTTGCTTCATGCGGTCACGGATATTCGGAAGAGCCGCAGGCATGGGCAGGGGTTCCATGAAGTTTGGTGGGATGGCACCGGTGTACTTCACGATGTCCCAAGGAGAGTTTGTGATAGAACCTTTGGCTATCTCTGCGGATTCTGGGATAAGCAATCTGGCTACACCGTGCGCTGCCAGGATGTCGAGCATGACGTTGTCGAGCCGGTTGATGACGTCTTGGAGAGCAGCAGCGAATGCGACGACCGACTTGCCCCAGTAGGTCCCGGGGACGTCGATGTCGGTCAGGAGGTGGTAAGGCAGCTTCGCGTAGGGAGCGCCTTGTTTACCGCTCTTGTCGACCGTGTGGAAGCGGTGCGGGGATACAGAAAGCTCGGTCAGTTGTTTACCGTCCTCGAGACACCACACGAATCGGCCTTGCATGCCGTTCTCGGGTGTACCTGTCTCCCAGTATTGATAGACGCGGACGACATCGTAGAAGTGTTTGTTACCGATAGCCGAACGGGAGGCAGGCATGTTTGCTGTCTCGTCCTGGCTTTTAAGTCTGTACTTTTCCATTTCTTCTTTTTTGTCTGGGAATAGCCTGCATGCAGTTTCGTAGCGCATTGGCAGTTCTTCGAAGACGTAGCGAACTTCGTCCCAGGTCTGCGCGTCAGGGTCTGGGTAGATAGACCAGACAGAGGGGACGACGTAGGAGAAGTCTCCCTCGGTTTTTACTGTATTTGTCATTTCGTCGTAGGAAACGATTTCGCCTTTATCCGGGTCGAACACGGCTTTGCCGAACCCGTTTCCGTAGATAAGTGTATTAAGATTTACACGGTCTTGTGTTTCTTGCATCTTGTATTGGCGGATACCAAAGCGGACGAGTTTGTCTGCAGCGTCTGCTCTACGGCGGTCGTCACGGTCCGAGGTAAGTGGGCGTGGTACGACTGTCGGTGGGTTGGCAGACATCTGCGAGTGGAAGAAGCGGATGTTCTTCATAATGTAGTTGGCTGCTATGTTCGACGCTGAGGAGTCGACAGGAGCAAGGCCAAGCTCGGAGACGGATTCGAAGGAAAGATTGACGTCGCCGCCTGTGAAGAACTCTTCGAAGCGAGACGCAAAGACTGCTCGTTCGTTTTGTTCCCATTGGGCTTCTTCTTTACGACGTGCAAGTTTAGCAAACTCGAGACGTTTCTTGAGCTCTTGTTCGCGCTTTTCGTTGGAGTCCCAGAGGTCTAAATAGTGGACTGGCATTGGTCACCCCTTCTTCTTTTGCTTCCGTACTTTACCCGGAAAACGAATAAGAAGCAACTTAATCAGACTTTGTTTTCCTTCGCTTTTGGAAGTAGTCTCTTTGGAGTTGCTGTACTCTTTCCCTTGTGAGTCCGACCCAGTCTCCTTCATAGTCTGTGACCTTTCCTTTTTTCTGCATTCCTGGCACCCGCATCCATTCTTTCCGTGCATAACCTCTCCTAGTGCCTCTGGCTACGTTCAGTACGTTGTTGTAGTCCTGTAGGGCTCTCGCTACCCGGCGCATACTGGCTATGCGTCTAGTCGTGTAGAGGGAAAGTCCAGCGAAGACCATGAGCTGCAGGATAAAGAGTATAACGAAAGTCACCAGCGAGTCCATGGTCTCCCCCATGCAGAGCGTCGGATTTTTGTCTGGCTTGATGCTTTGGAATGCTTTTCTCTATTGTACTCACGAATTTGCTGGTCCCAGCTTCTATCGACGAGAATTGTATTTCCTTCGTATTTCGGGCGGTTGTCTACAAAGTAGTTTAGAGCGTCACAGAGATGGTAGTCGTGGGCATGGGCAATCTTGGTTGGATTGACCTCGGACCACTGGGCAGATTGGACTTCGTCGAGGAGGTCTGTACACCAGTCTGCGATGAAGAGGTTTACGCCGAGGGCATTGTTGGTCGCGGCAATCATGTCGAGCTTACGGTCTGACTTCTTGTAGACGCCCATGTAGGTAATGCCCTGCGCGGCTGCTAGCTGCATGTACCAGGTCGCGGCTGTGTCGTAGATACGCCGGACGATGTTAAGCCCTGCCGTGCGCCGCATGACCTCGTTTACAGTCTCGTTGGGGTTCTTGGAGCGGATATAGTCTGCCTTGACGATGTACCAGTGGCCGGTCGAGGGGTCTTCGGCTGCTACGATAAGACCGTGCTCGGAGGCAGCTGCAGGGTCTGAAGACTCGACATGGCGCCAGGCCGGGCTGTAGTTGACGGGATTGCGGACGACGGAAGGGCGGTAGTTGTAGACGCCCCGGTCTCCGACGAGCCAGTCGCCGTGGAGGATTGTATTCATCATAGCCTCGCCCATGACCCGGGCTGTCTCGAGCTGGACCTGCTTCTCCTCGTCGTCGATGGCAGGGTTGTCGAGCATGTTGATGCGGATGGTCATGGCCAGTTCTGGCGGGAGCGAGTCGAGAAAGTTCTTCACCTCTGGGTTAGGCACCTTTGGGGTAAACGTCAGGAGCATTGGCCCTTTATTGATGAGGATACGTTTAGAGGTTTCCTCGATAATACGGGAAGAAGCAGGAAGCTCGTCACACCAGGCTGCATGTCCCGTGAAGGATTGCACGGCCTGCTGGGCCTGGTTTGTATTGTGGTGCGAGAAGTAGAGGATGGTGTTGCCGTTGTGTTTATTGATGATTTTCTGCAGGGCACCACCTTGCCGGATTTCCTTGATGGAGTCTGGCTCGTGGATGTGACGGATAATACGTTGGTGTAGCGATTCCTCGACCTGCTTAGAGGTACGGCCTAGGATGTAGAATTGCAGGGAGTCGTGCCAGGTGTCAGGGCGTTTCCAGGTTACGCCGTCTTCGCGGAACATTGTAGCGAAGGCCTTAGCGCCGGTGGAGGATTTTCCCGACTGATTACCCGCCCTTACGACTATGTACCGTCTTTTCCTGTATAAGACAGCGTTGATGATTTCCTGTTGCTGCGCTGTCGCCTTGGAGCCTGGCCGCGTCGGGTCAAACGCCTCGAGCAGCTCTTTGGTTTTGAGTTGCTCGGCTGCTGCTGCTAGTTGACGTAGAAGAGCATCGCGGCTCATTCTGCAACCGCCTTCTTCTTACGACGTTGGCGTTTAGTCAGAGCTTTGTGGAGTGTGTCGGTTGCGACAAGGGTAGCGTCGCCGATGCTTCGCACGTCTACGGCGTCCAGGGAGAGGATTTTACGTTTGTCGATGTAGAAGTAGTACGCCGTGACTGAGCCGTCTTCGGTGTAGATTGCCTCCCAGGTTTCTGCAGGGATAACAACTGATACACCTGTAGTCAGTAGTATAGAGTACTGATGTCGTACTTTAGCTATTGTCTTCAGTGGAAGTGTCGGCTGCATCCGGGGTCTCCTCTCGGGCTTCGGCGAGACTAGCAGGTTTTTCCTCTTCAAGCAATGGTCTAATTAGGTGAGCGTTTTGTTTCAAGAAGCCCCGCAACTGGTTGATATCCATATTGTCGAACTTTGTGTTGGTCTTGAGGGACTGCTCCTGCGCCTCGTAGGAGAGCAGAGTTTTAAGGATGTTAACCTTGGCCGAGGAGGCACGGGGGTCTGGGTCGTCCAGGATTTGGACTGCGGCCTCGAGAGCCTTGTCAGTCAGGTACTTGATTTTCTGGCGGGATTCTTCCTTGTTGATGAACCACGCCCGGAAGCCCGGCTGGTTCCACCAGGTCCTAAGGGCAGGAATGCCGGTCAGAGAGATGGCACGGTCTACGGTCAGGCTCTTGAGGTCGAACAGCATGGTCTCGGGGTCGGCAAGGAAGGCCAGTAGGGCGGCTTTCGCCTTGCGCTGGGATTCTGTAGGTCTGAACGTGTCGGCGATGAGCTTGCCGATTACGCTGGTTTCGTCTTGGCTTTCCGGCGCTGGATGTCCTGAATCGCGCTCGAATACCGGTTTTTTGCGTTCCATAGTGGCTCCTCGAGTTGGAAGAGTACATTGCCTCTTATCCTGGTCAATTGGTTTATAGCGCCCTTCATTTGTAGCTTCTGGAGGTCTTCGTAGAACCGGGCATGGTTCATACCGAGGGCACGACAAGCTGTCACCAGGTTGATGCGCATGTAGCCCTCGCCGAACCGCTCGAAGAAGTCGAAATTACCGTAGAGCAAAAGGAAGAGCACCCGGTAATGCCGGAGCATGGCCTTGTTAAGTCTAGGCCGCTTTTTTTCTAAAGTGGCAACGTGCATACTTGAGAGCCTCTTTGCGTCGCTTCTCCGTCATGCCTGAAAGCCGGGAGACCCAGCGGGTGAAGGCTTCCTCG